ACGACGAAATTCTGGCTGAGGTGGCAATAAAAGGGGCCCCTGAAGCGGCTGTGGAACTCGGACGTCTTATGGTCAAGGGCGCGAACGAATTTTTGCCCGACGTCCCGAGCAAGGTGGATCCGTTGTTGATGGAAGTTTGGAGTAAGGATGCGGAGCCAATAAAAGACGAGAACGGGCGATTGAAGGTGTGGAAGTACAATGCCCCATAAAGACTCGGCGGAGGGGAGAGCATACCAGAAGAAGTATCGCGAGGCTAATCGAGAGCACTATCGCGATTACATGAAGAAATACCACAAGGAGTGGTACATCAAGAACAAGCAACGCGCTTGTGGCCAAGGAAGAGAACGCCACCTAAAGACAAAGTACGGCATAGAAGAGGCCGATGTTGAACAACTATTGCGAGCGCAACAGGGCCGGTGTGCTATCTGCCGAAAGATGTTGTTGTGGGGGAGCTTTACACACGTAGATCATGATCACGAGACGCACCGTATCCGAGGCCTGCTTTGTGTCAATTGTAACACAGGGCTGGGTCAGTTTTTCGACCGGCCAGAGCTGCTTCGGGCAGCGGCCGAATATCTTTTGACCCATAAGGAGTAAGCACATGGCGGCATGCAAAAACTGCGGCGAGCACGACCCGGATTTGAACGCCGGGACGTTCTGCTCCAAGACGTGTGAGCTGGAGTTCAACGATCAACCGGCCCCGCTGAAAGGCTTGTTCGATGCCGTCCAAGGCACCGGCGAGCAGAAAGTCTTCGAGACCGGCGCGCGGCGGGAAGTCGCCCCCAGCAAGGGGCGTTTCGACCTCATCCCCGCCTACCCGATGAAGCGCCTGGCCGTCCACTACGCCAACGGCGCGGTCAAGTATGCCGATCGTAACTGGGAGAAGGGCCTGCCGCTGCACTCCTTCCTCGACAGCGCCGAGCGCCACATGAACGCCTTCAAGGACGGCGACCGAAGCGAGGACCACTTGGCGGCGATTCTTTGGAACGTTGCGGGGTACATTTGGACCGAGCGGGGGATCGAAGACGGCTCCTTGCCGGAATCGCTGGACGACGTGCCGTGGGAACCCTCGACGGGGAAGGTGCTGTGATGATCGAGTTACTTACGGGGTTGGCGCTTTTTTTCTTAGGGTTGGTAATTGGGATGACTCTAGGAGGTTGGCGATGACCGTCATCGAAGAAGTCTCCGACCTCGACGCCCTCGAGGTCGCCGGCCTGCGCTGGATGCTCCCCGACATGTACCGGGCCGCGCGCGAGGCCCGCCTCGTCCTCGGGCGTAACGACGTCGCCGTCGTCATGCTCGTCAACGCCAAGGGCGACGAGGCCCAGTCCTACCACGGGCCAACGGCCTTGATGATGGGGGCGCTTGCCGAGCCCGACCTATTCCTCGCACCTTTCGTCATCGGCGGCGAGCAGGCCATCGAGAACCTCTGGATGGGCGTGCCGGATCCGGGGCACGTGTGGGTCCTGGTCGCGCACGGGTTTCACGTGTACAGTATTCTGCTCAAGCTCAAGGAAATGGTGAACTAACATGGCGACCAAATATGTGAGATGTGTAAATGTCTACGACGCGGACGGCCGACTGGAGAAGGATAGAGTGTATGCGCTCGCAGGGGCGCCGAATGAACACTCACGCTACTATTACCTGGTCGGGGTATCTGGGGGGTGGCTCAAAGAACGCTTCGTGGATGCGACCGCGACAGCCCCGCCGGCACCCGCGCCGCCCGCGATCAAACCTGGCGACGTCGTGCGCCTGAAGTCCGGCGGACCGGCGATGACGGTCCGCAATGTTGTCGTAGGGGTTGTGACGACAGATTATTTCGAGTTCGGCGGGCGGTACGAGGCCAATTTCGCTGCACACACCCTCGAACTCACCGGCGCCGCATGAGCCTCACCGGACGCCTCGCCGACCTCGTAATCGCGCTCTGCAAGCGCCTGGCGCACACCAAGCGCGTCATTCTCGACCGCGACGGGGCGGAGCCGTACCTCACGCGCTGGTACCTCATCGGCACGTCGCCCGCCCAAGGTGGGGCGCGGGGCAAGTGGGGCCTGTACCTGCACCAGTTTAACAAGAGCGACTCGCCCGAGGCGCTGCACAACCACCCTTGGCGTTGGGCAGTGAGCCTGGTGCTGAAGGGTGGGTACTGGGAGCTGCGGGAAGCTGGCAACTGGCACTGGCGCGCTCCCGGGGACTTCAATTTTCTGGATGCCGACACCTTTCACCGGGTAGCCCTCGACTACGACGAGGCTCCGGCTTACACCCTTTTCCTCGTCGGGCCGCGGATCCAAGGTTGGGGTTTCCTCTCGCGGGAGACCGGGAAGTTCGTCCCGTGGCGCGTGTGGCTCGATCTCTCGCCCTACACGCCGGAGGATGTATGACTGTTGCAGAACATTTGTGGATGATTACCACTACCATCGGTCTTTTGGTGGCGCTGTGGCGCCGATGACCCCCCTCCAGGGTTTTGGTCTCGGGCAGCTCGGGATGGTCCTGGCCATCTTCTTCCTCAGCTTCGAGTTTTCGGCCGAGTGGAAGCGTCGGCGGCGAATCGAGGCGCAGTTGCGGAAGGACCTGAACCAAGTGCGCAACGAACTGAGGGCCTTATGATCCGCCTCGTGATCCCCGACTCGCACGGCGAGCATATCGACGTCCCCGCCCGGGACGCCTTCCTCGCCGACGTCAAGCTCCTCGACCCCGGTGAGATCGTGCTGCTCGGGGATCACCTCGACTGCGGCGGGACGTTCTCCGCCCACCAGCGTTCGTACACCAACGAAATGACGGAGAGCTACCAAGATGACGTCAACGCGGCGAACCGCTTTCTCGATGCCCTTCAGCGACGCGCCCCACGGGCTAAGTACCACTATCTCGAAGGGAATCACGAGGCTCATGTCGAGCGATGGGCCAGCCGGGAGTTCGCATCTCACAAGGATGCTGAGATGGCTCTGGAATACTTTGGGCCCGAGGCGGTTCTTCGTCTCAAGGACCGCGGCATCAAGTATTACCGCCGCTCCAAGCAATACATGGGCCTCAGTATTCCGGGAGCCATCCGACTCGGCAAGTGCTGCTTTGTACACGGCATCGCGGCTTCCAAGCACGCTACTTACACCCACCTTGTCCGCTTCGGAACTAACGTGGTGCATGGCCACACACATCGCCGACAAAGTGCTGGAGAGCGAACCGTCATGTCCGACGGCTTTGAAGCCTGGTGTCCCGGGACCCTCGCCAAGCTCCAACCCCTCTACGCCCACACCTCCCCGACCTCCTGGAGCCACGGATATGGCGTCCAATTTGTAGCGAAATCGGGGCGATTCCTGCACGTCAACGTACCCATCCACCGAGGCAAAAGCCTCCTAAGCGCCCTGAGGACGGGCTAAACACCATGACCCCCGATAGTTGGCGCGCGTGGGCGAAAGCCTCTAAAAAAGCCCGCCCCGCTCTTATGGCTTTGCTTATCCAAGAAAACGAAGGGTTGATCCAACACTTCGTTCAGAGGTTCTCTAAGGCCCGCGACTTTCCCGATCACTTGCGGGAGGACTTCGCCCAGGCTGCGCGGATAGGTTTCATCCGAGCGGTCGAGACCTGGAAGCCCGCCCCCGAGGGGCCCTCGCCCTTTAGCCACTGGGCTTTCCTCCTCATGCGCCAAGAGGTCCAGAAGGTCGCCTGCGGGGCGCTTCCGGTCGCCCTGCCCCGGGACATCTTGTTCGCGTCCACCCACAAGACCGACGCGCACCAGGCTCAGTTCGGCGAGGATCCGCCGGACGACCACATCGGTCGGCGGGAGCGCACCCACGCCAAGATCATGGGGTGGAAGTTTTTCTACACCGCCGACTACCTGGATGAACACCTCCGCCGGCAACCCACGGCGACCGAGGCCCAAGCCGTGCCGGATGCGGAAGGGGACCTCGACCACAAGCGCGGGGCCGAGCGCTTGGGGGAGTTTTTGGCGATGCTATCCAAGAAGGACCGTAAAGCCTTTTGGGCCGGGAATCGGCCGGATCTAATTACGCAGGCGAAGGCGTATGTCGCTACAAGATGATTTGATCGCCTGTGATCGGGAGACCGCTCTCACGGGGTCGCTTGCAGCATTCGTGAGAATGGCTTGGCCGCAAGTTTATCCGTCTAGCCCATTGGTGTGGAACTGGCACTTGGACCTCCTGTGCGACCACTATGAGGCGTGCTACACCGGGGAGATAAGGGAGCTGGTCGTAAACCTCCCGCCGGGGGGTAGCAAAAGCTCCCTCACCTGTGTGCTCTTTCCCGCGTGGGTCTGGGCGAAGACGCCCGAGCGGTCCCTCATCTTCGCGGCCTACGGCGAGAAGCTCGTGCGCCGCGATGCGCGCCTCTGGAACACGTTCCTCCACTCGTCCTGGTGGCTGCGGCGCTTCGGCGACCGATTCTCCTTGCCGACGGTGCCGGCGGTCGAGCACATTACGAACGACAAGGGCGGTTTTCGCCTCGGCACCACCCCAGGCGCCGAGGTTACAGGCTTTCACGGCAACTACCAGGTGATCGATGACCCGAACAAGCCGGAAGAACTCACGAAGCTCGCGATGTCTGAGGTCAAAGAGTGGATGGGTCGGACCATGGGGAGCCGCTGGCGCCGACCCCCCGAGGTCAACAGTCTCATCTGCATTATGCAGCGACTCCACTGTGACGACCTTTCCAGCATGCTCCTCGACCGGGGAGCTGTGCACATATGCCTTCCTGCCAACTACGACCCAAGCCGTAGGACGGTTACGCCGTGGGGTTGTGACCCTCGAACTAAAGCCGGAGAACTCCTCGACCCCGTCCGCCTTCCTGCCCACGAGATCCAGCGTCTACGTATCGCTCTGGGGGGGATGAACGCCGCCGCGCAGCTCGATCAGTCGCCCGTGCCCGAGGGGGGTGCGGTGTTCAAGCGCGGCGACCTTCAGTACTGGACCCTCTTGCCACCGCAGTTCGACCAGGTTATATGTTCCTGGGACTGCGCTTTCAAGGACGAGCTGACGAGCAACTACGTGTGCGGGCAGGTCTGGGGCCGGTGCGGGGCGAACTTCTACTTCATCGACCAGGTGCACGGGCACTACAACTTCTTCAACACCGTTTTGCAGATTCTTTTGCTTGCGCAAAAACATTCGGCTGCTACAACGAAGCTCGTGGAGGATAAGGCGAATGGCACGGCGATCATCGAGACGCTACAAGAGAAGGTACCAGGAGTGGTTGCCGTGGATCCTCTGGGGGGTAAGTTCGCTCGTGCGTCGGCGGTTTCGGGGTTTTTCGAGGCCGGCAACGTTTTTCTTCCTGATCCAAAGCTACCTGGCTATGAATGGGTGGACCAGAAGTACATACCGGAGTTACTGACGTTCCCGCGGGGCAAGCACGATGATCAAGTGGACGCGACCACGCAAGCCCTGCTATACCTGCAACAACACACAAGCTACCTCAAGGCCGCGATGGATCGCGTCCGGGCCGAAGGGTGGGGATTTAGGGTGACGTGATGGGCTACGAGTACAACAACAAGGCAGAATTCGTGGCAATGCTCCAAGGGGAGACGAGGAAGTTGCGGGAGCTGGGGGCGACCCAGGAGAACGCCTTCGTCTCCGTCCTTACGGACGTGCTGTGGCAGTTCGATCAGTTCTTCCTCAGCGTCGCCAAGCGACTCGATGCGCTGGAAGATGCGGTGTGGGAGGCGAAGAAGTGACAACGAACGCCGACACGCCCGAGAAGTCGTCGAGCGAACACACACCTGCCGAGATGCTCGCCATCATCGGGCGCCTAAACCGCCACCATCGCCGCGCGGGGGCGAGCATGCTCCGGCACGGCAAGCCCCTCGTCGAGGTCTTCGAGCGCCTTACAGGGTTCGCGAACCGCAAACGCACCTGGGTGGATGCGGGGGAAACACCGGGGCGGAGGTTATAATGCTGGTCATAAAAATAGAGCTTTGGCCTCGCGGCGATCACACTCGGGCGCGGTCTCTGGGCATGGCTACAATTGCAAATGTCGGCGGCACGGTACAGACCGGCAATTACGATTGTAAGCTGTTCAAGTCCCCGGAATACTCTACGCAAGCCGAGACCCGGCCGGTGCACGAGATGCTAACCAGACCGAAAGCCAAAGAGCTTTGGCGCAAAGGGGTCGTCACCGAGTTCCCCCGACAAAAACTAGGGCCGTGGGATCTCCTGTTTCGGGCTCTCGGATCGCTCATAACGGACAGATCCCCCGGTGTAGAGTTCGATGCGGATGTTCGGGGTGATTCGTTTGGGCAAGCCCCTCATTTGGCAGAAGGGCCCAAGACCCCCGATGTTCTTTGACATCACCGAGGAGGTAGAGGCCCTCTTCCAAGACATCCCTGCTAACGGCTCGGGCCTGTTCATCTTCCGCGACGGACGGCCCCGCTTGGCGGCGGGGTTTCACACCTTCTGTCTCAAGCCCCGGGTGCGCTCGGTTGCCTCGAAGAAGAGCAACAGCCGCGCGACCCTCGCCCGCCGCGACGAGAAGATCCGGGTCGCGATCCTCGCGGGCGAGCGACCGAAGAAGAAGGCGGGGGCGCGCGGCCGGCCCCCGACGACGTGGCTGCGGATCGCTAAGGAGCTGGGCGTGAGCCTGGAGGGCCTATGCTGCTGACGTTTGAATATATAAACGGGGACTTTTGTGCAACTAAGGAATCCTTGGAAGCCTTGAATGCCTACTTCTGGGAGGAGGCCCTTCGATCCGGCGGGTTCGCAAGCGGTGAAACAATAACCGTTACGCAGCCGGCGGCACCGACCCCCGACCCGGAGGCACCGACCCGCCCGCCGTCTTAGAGGACCCACTGTTCTGGGCCTCGTGCATCGTATCCCACGGGCCTTCTTCGTGGTCGACCGTGGCCACGTAGGCGATGGGCGACATACCCAGCGCCTCGTAGGAGAGTAGCCGGTGATGCCCATCCACGACCTCGTACTTGTCGTTGTCCGGGGTCTTCACGAGCATGATGGGCTTCTTGTGCCCCTTCTTGATGTCCTCGATGTACCCTGACAAGTCATCAGTAGTCGCGCGCCAGTGCTTGCGTCCGCTGAAGTCGATCCTCTTCAACCGTACTGACCGAGGGCCTTCCCATTGAGCCGCTTTGACCCATTCGATCACGTCTTCGGGGTAGTCGTCTTTGAGCCCTTTGAGGATGCTCTTGATGGTGTCGCTGTCGGCTCGACCGGCCGGGGGTTTGGCGGCGCCTGGTTTCCCCGGGGGACCCTTGGGGGGTTTGGCCCCGACCTTCATCGCCGTAAGGCCGAACTGGTCCTGGGACTGCTTTTCCGCGTTAGCTTGGTCGGTCTTGGCTTGCTCGGCCTTGTTGGGCGGAAGCTCCGCCGTCGCCATTCGGTCCCGTCGAAGTGAACCATCAATCTCGGTGTCAAGATGCAACTCCCCGCTACGGAAACGGCTCATTGCTACTTCGTCCTCGGTCAAAGTACCGTTGGCGATGTATTTGTCGTCAGCCTGCGCCATGTTCCAGCGGATAGTGCTCTGCTCAAGTTCGGACGGTGCGTAAAGCTTGTGCCATGTGAACTCATACCCGCCGTCCGGTATGGTGCCTTTCGTCGGTGCGTCTTTAGCGAGGCAAATGAGCTTGTACAGTCTCTTCAGCTTCGGCTCGAGGATATCTTTCTGGTCTCCCGCGATCATGTCGTAGAATCGACGGAAATCAGCATCCCCTGTGGCGTTCAATCCTGAGGGCTCGCGGCCGAAGAGAATGGCGACCGGCATCTCGGCGGCGGCGGCCATCCGTAGCATCTGCATCTCGATGGTGTCGGCGACGCCGGTTAGGGGCGTCGGGGAGCGCTCGAACTCCTCGTTCTGCGCGTCGAGGTAGACCATGCGGCCGCTCGATCGGGACATGTCCACCATCGTCATGCGCGTCTGGAGCGTCTTCTGATCGTTGGAGATCATCTGCGCCAGGCCGTTGATCTTCATGACCGCCTGCGAGAGGTCCGTCATCAAGTTGGCTATGCTCTGGAAGCTCTGGTCGAACTGCCGCATCGTGTCGTAGGGGGCCTGGAGCATCGACAGCGTCCAGCCCGCCAACCGCCTTCGCATGAGCAAATCCACCGGCGCCCCGTCGAACCGGATGACGCGCGACTCGTGGATGAGCGTGTTGGTCTGGTTGCCGAAGGGGTTGATGACGTTGTAGACCTGCACCTCCCCGTACTTCGGGCCGATCATCTCGTAGTACGTGTGGGCGACGATGAACCGCCGATCGATCCAGGTGAGGTACTTGATGCTCTTGATGTTCTTCTCGTCGAGCGGCTCGATGACGTTCTGCCCGTCGTCGGCGCCGACGATGAGCAGGCCCCCGCCGTACAGGCGACCGAAGATCGTGCTCTCGAGACACCGTGCCTTGAGCTGGAGGTTATCGGCGTAAAGCTCTATCTGCTTGGCTATGTCCGCGCCACCATTCTGGTCTTGCGCGTCGTAGTCGCCCCCGCCGGGCTTCTGGACGACGCCCGGGACGGCTACCGCCTCGGCGCTGGGCGCGGCCGGGCCGCTTTCCCCCTGCCCGGCGGTCTGGGCCGCGGACAGCTCGTAGTCACCCGTGTCGCCCCCCTGGCTGGCCGGGGGGTCTTTCTCCTGGGGCTCTGGTGCGCGGTCAACCTGGCCGGTGCCGCCCTGGGGCCCATCGTTCGTTCCGAGCCACGTCTGGGCCTCCTGGGGGGCCTTCTTGACGCCGGCTTTACGGTCGGCGGTCCGGGTGAAGTCGTCGCCCGCGTCGGCCCGCCCGGTGGTGCCCGGGGCCGCGACGGCACTACCCTGGCCTCCCTTGGCGGGCAGGCCCTTTGGCTGCGCCTCTCCGATTTTCTTGCCCGGGTCCTCGCCGGGGGGCTTGGCCTTGTCTTTGCCGCCGGCTTGCGCCGGGCCCGTGCCGGGGAAGCTCAGCACCCAGCCCCGGCGGAACATCTCCTTGGGCTTCGCCATGATGATGCGCTGGGCGATGTCGTTGCCGTTGAAGAGGGCGGAGAGCTGGGGGTCATCGATGCGATAGGCTTCCTGGAAGCTCGCCTGAAGGACCTTGTCGCGGTAGAAGTTTCCCGTGCCGGTGACGTTGTTGGTCCACCCGCCCCCAGAAAGGCCGTTGCAGTTACCCCCCACCAAGCCGTCGAAAAGGTTGTCGACCCGCAGGCCGCTGAGGAGCATCGCGGGCTCCTCGATACCATCCCACCGGAAGGCCGTAGGGGGCTTGGGGTTGACCCGCGGGGGTTGGAGACCCGACAGGTACGCCCCCGGCGGCCCGGCCTCGAGCAACGGGTAGTTCTTGGCGTGTGGGTGCGGGTTCGGAGGCGCGACCTGAAGGGCCGCGCGGCGTTGACGACGGTTTTTGGCCACGGTAAGTCTAGCGCCCGGTCGGGGAAGGCGCTAGAGTCGGAGGGACATGCCGTCTTCGTCCGTCGTCGTTTGGGTCCCTCCGCACGAGCGCCCGGATTTTATCGCCGAGCACAAACGCAAAGCAGATCTCAAGCGTGCCCAGGCCGCCGAGATCGAGGCACGCGAAGAGGCGGCTAAGGCACGGACGATGCACATGCAGATGATGAGCACCGGACGGGAGCTGGTCTTGACGGAGCTGACGAAGCTCCTTAGGATGGCGCAGTCGCCCGATTTCCGCGAGAGCGTCGGGCCCGTGGAGCTGAAGGACCTCATCAAGCTGGCTGAGGTCGTTGCGAAGGACCATCGCCTCGTCACCGGCCAGAGCACCGAGAACATCGCCCACGCCGTTCGGGCGTCGGTGGACTTCGCCCGCATGACCGACGAGGAACGCGCCGAGTGGCGGCGGCTGGCGATGAAGGGCGGCGCGGTCGACGAGTAATTGTTTGGCACGGCGGGGAGGTATGGGTACAAAAAACAACCCCGGTAAATTTGATTGTTACGAGAACGCCAAGCCGGATGAACCGATGTTCGTTCTACTCGGCCGGGATGCCGCGGCAGCCTCCCTGGTGGATCTCTGGGCGAACGACAGGGAGAAGCGCGGGGAAGATCCCGCAATGATTCAAGAGGCCCGGAGATGTGCCCAGGCCATGCGAAAATGGGCCGAGACGCTCGGTAAACGTTCGTACTGCGTGTAGGTAAGAATATGGCCTTCATCATCGCGCACCCGAACACGCTCATCATGTACGCCACCCTCGGCGAAGCGGTCACAGCGGCGAAGGTACTCGCCAAAGACCGCGAGACGCACAAGGAGGCGCCGCTCGACATCGCCGTCTACAGCGTCGAGAAGGTCATCACCGTCGAGCCCCCGCCGGTCGTCGCGCCGGTGCAGCCGCCGAGGTACGCATGAACGGCGTAGTGTGGGATGCCTATGTCGACGCCTACCCAAAGCCCATGATAGATGTGGTTGCCGTGGGTTGGTACGAAGCTAGAGCTATTGCAGCGGCTCGCTTGAATATCGCAATCGATCGCATCCACGTAGCGCAGCGCCGCACGAAGGCGGCCCCATGATACACTCGCTTCTAGCTTTGGATCCGGGGGCTCGCACAGGCTGGGCCTCGTACGTCGGCGGGAAGCTGGTTGGATGCGGGGTCGTTTCGCCGAACGAGCTTCTCGAGACGCCCGGCAAAGGCGACATGGTCGTCATTGAAAACCCCCAGATCTACCCCAATAGTCCGGCACGCCCAGCAGATATCCTGAAGCTCGCGCGCATCGTTGGGCGGTACGAAGAGCGTTACGGCTATCGGTGGAAGCACATCGAGCTGATCGAACCCCACCAGTGGAAGGGCTCCGTGCCGAAAGACATCATGCTCAAGCGCATCGAAGACGCGACGCCCTTGACGGATCGCCCGGCCCTGCTAGCCTATCAGGGCGGCTACAGGCACAACATGATTGACGCGGTGGGGTTGGGCCGGTGGGCGCTAAAACAACCGTTCTGCACCAAGCGAGGATAAGATGAAGAACGAGATAGACTTCGAGGCGGAGGCGCGGGCGTACGTACTGGCCGGCGACGCGACAGACATATTGCACCTAGCCGCCGAGCTTCGCGCCAACGACGCGCGCGCCCGTGCCGAGGGCAAAGCGGAGGGCTCCCGGCGCGGGGTCGAGGCGGCGGCCAGGTGGCTCATTGACGGATTCGGCTGCAATACGGAAGACGTCGTGGCCGATATGAAAAAAGCCCTGCTCGCGCCCGAGCCGGCGATGTGGCCCGATAGCGCTTGTCGAAGCCAGCCCGAAGCGCCCGAGCCGGCGAAGGCGGAGCCGACGCGCAAGGAGCGCGTCCGTGCGTCGCTCGAATGGGCGCTGGACGAGTACGCTGGCACGCTCGCGAAGCTGGCGAAGTGCACAAGCGCGACGTGGCTCGCACTCGTCTGCGACGACCCGGCCTGCCCCATCCACGGAGCGCGACGATGACTATCGACGAAGTACGCCGCGCGTTTCTGCGAGATGTGGCTGACATCCTGTCGAAAGACGACGACCTATGTCCGCATGACGAAATGACTCAGGATGGTCAGCGCTGGCAAAAGGTTCGGGACCGATTCGTGGCCGAATTACAGCGACGATCAATCCACGGAGCGCGACGATGACCCTAGAAGAATATGACGTGCTGCGCGACATCAAGACGCTCGCAAGAGAGGTGCTCTTGGTGGGTGTCGTCGGTTCCACGGCTGACGCGCTCAGGAGCCAGCTCGCGCGCCACGACGCCCTGCTCGCGGCGGCGGCGAAGTACCGCGAGTGTGGGGCAGACTG